AGATAAGTTCTGCAAATGGGTGAGGCTGGCTTGCAAGCGGTTCTTGGATGATCTTGAGCGTGGAAAGGGCCAGGACAGGGCCTTTTTTTATTCTGATGAGGACGCAGTTCGGGCGTGTGACTTTGTGTCAGCCTTGCCGCATGTGGAGGGGCGCTGGTCCACGGACACGTTGAAGCTCGAGCCGTTTCAGGTGTTTTTTCTGTGCAATCTGTTTGGGTTCCGGAAGGCTGACGGGACGCGGCGGTTCACTTCTGCCTTGTTAGCACTCGCGCGGAAGAATGCCAAGTCTACCCTTGCCAGTGCGATCGGGCTTTATTGTTTGACCATGGAGCAAGAGCAGGGCCCGCAGGTGATCAGCGCGGCCACGACAGGGGATCAGGCGGCGATTGTTTTCAATGTTGCCAAGCGTATGGTTGAAAAGACGCCGGATTTGTGTGATGCGTTTAATGTCGAGGCGTTCGCTCGGTCGGTGGCGTGTTATGAGAACGGGGGGCTGTTCCGTCCTATCAATGCGAAGGCGAGCACGCAGGACGGGCTGAATCCTTCGTGTATTATTATTGACGAGGTGCATGCGCATAAGAGCCATGACCTTTTGAATGTTTTGCAGTCTGCCGCTGGTGCTCGGAAGAATCCTTTGTTTTTATATACGACGACGGAGGGGTATGAGACGCCGGGGCCGTGGCCGGAAATGAGGAAGTTCGCACAGCAGGTTCTGGAGGGGGTGATTGAGGCTGACCACTTCTTTGCTGTTATTTATGCGCTGGACGAGGCCGACAAGGACACCGTTCTGAAAGACGATGACGAGTTTGATGAGCGGTTGTGGATCAAGGCGAATCCGCTGTTGGAAGCGAATCCTTTATTGATGGATGCTATTCGGAAGGACGCGACCGAGGCGAAGGCAATGCCGGGTCGTCATGCGGAGTTTCTTATTAAGCGGATGAACCGGCAGGCGTCAACATCGCAGGGGTGGATCGATCTGACGCGGTGGAAGAAGTGCGCGGGGCCTGTGCCGTTGGATGAGTTGATGGATGAGCCTTGTTGGGGCGCATTGGACTTGGCGAGTACGCGCGACCTGACTTCGTTTCGGTTGGTGTGGCTTCGTGATGGGGTTTTATACACGCACGGCTGGCGGTGGGTTCCTCGGGCGACTGTTGAGTTGAGGATGAAGCGGAACCTTGTGCCGTATGCTGGGTGGGTGAAGTCCGGGCACATGATCGAGACGGAGGGTGATGTGACGGATTATGATGTTGTGTTCAGGAAGGTGTTGGAGGTTCGGGACAAGTTCCGTTTGGTGAAGTGTGGATATGACCAGTGGAACGCGGCGCAGTTGGCGTCGAAGTTGTCTGCCGAGGATGTTCCGATGGAGCAGTTCATTCAGGGGCCGAAGTCTTACCATCCTGCGATGAAGTATTTTGAGGAGGCGTATTACGCTGGGAATTTCCGTCATGGTGGGGATCCTGTGTTGACATGGTGCGCGTCGAATCTCGTTCCGAGGACAGATCAGAACATGAACATGGCGCCGGACAAGAAGCGGAGCGCTGACAAAATAGATGATATGACTGCTTTGTTAATGTCCGTCGGGATTATGGTTCGGGAAGCCGAGACCGAGGACATTGATTCCTTCCTAAATGACCCTTTAGTGCTTCGTTAAATTAAAAAACCATTGCACTTGTCTTTTGCTATGACAACATAAAGTTGTTGATGGTTTTGTGTACCTTGTTCCTTCGACGGGGGGAACGGGCCCATGTTTTAAGCCTCTTGACTGCATGCAGGCGGTCAAGAGGCTTTATTTTTTGGGAAAAAAAGGAGGTCCGCTTGGCCTTTTGGGATAGTTGGTCGTTCTTTGGTTGGGGCGGCTCGGCAAGACGATTGCCGGGGAAGCAGAACATTGTTCCTTCGAGCGGACTGTTGACGTCTCGATCTGTGACAGATGAGACCGCGATGCAGTTGTCTGTTGTGTTCGCCTGTGTTCGCCTGATCGCGGAGACGGTGGCGGGGTTGCCGCTGAATTTTTACCGTGTCGGGAAAGACGGGCGAAAGACGTTAGCGAACGACCATCCGCTGTATAGGCTTTTGAATTGGAAGCCGAACAGGTACCAGACGCGGGTGGAGTTCTGGGAGACGCTCGTCTGGCAGTTGGCGTTCCGTGGGAATGGGTATTGCCAGATCGACCGGAACGGCAAGCAGATCGTTTCTTTGTTGCCGTTGATGACAGCGCAGGTCGTTCCTGTGCTGCAGAAGGACGGGAGCGTGATCTACCAGTACGGGAACGATGCTGGCGTTGCGGTATTGGCAGAGGAGAATGTTTGGCACTTGAAGCTCTTTGGAATCGGGATCAAGGGCATGTCGCCTCTGGACAATGCGCGGAACAGCATTGGCGTGGCGATCAGTGCCGAGGACCGGGTGAACAAGCAGGCGAATAACGGATTCAAGCCGACCGGTGTTCTGGCGATCGATAAGATTCTCAAAAAAGAGCAGAGAGACGCAATCCGGAAGAATTTCAGCGACCTTGCGGATGGCGGGGACGATGTGTTGAGGATCCTTGAGGCGGGGATGACCTATACGCCAATTTCGATGAATCCTCGGGATGTTCAGCTCTTGGAAACGCGGAAGTTCCAGACGGAGGATATTGCGCGGTTCTTTGGCGTTCCTTCGGTTCTGATCAATGACACATCCGGGTCAACGGTCTGGGGGTCAGGTATCAGCGAGATCATCCGGGGGTGGTACAAGTTGGGTTTGAGGCCGTATCTTGAGCGGATTGAGTGCGCTTTGGCTGTGAAGTTGCTGGACATTTCGGAGCGGGACACGATCGTGCCGGAGTTTGATTTCGATATGCTTTTGCGTGGGGCGGAAAAAGAAAGATACGATGGCTACAACGTTGCGATCAGAAGCGGGGTGATGACGCCCAACGAGGCGAGGAAATATGAGGGGTTAAGTCCAGATAAAGACGGGGACAAGCTGTTTATTGACAGACAGCTTGTGTTCCTCGAAAACGGAGGGCAAGGCGATGGGAAAGACAATTCTCCCGCTGTTACAGGCCGGTGAGTTCAAGAGCAGGTTAAGCGATAGCGTCATGTCGCGGTGGCAGAAGATTCATGCCGAGGCGCTGACCGGGGACAATGTGATCTCTGTGTATGACGTTATCGGATCGGATTTCTTCGGGGAGGGCGTTACGGCAAAGAGGATTTCTGCGGCGCTCCGGTCCATTGGTGATGACGCCGACATTGTGGTGGCGATAAATTCCCCGGGTGGGGACTTCTTTGAGGGGGCGGCGATCTACAATCTTTTGGCCCAGCACAAGGGTCATGTGACGGTCAAGGTGGTTGGGATGGCGGCATCTGCCGCGTCCGTGATCGCCATGGCCGGTGACACCATTGAGGTTTCAAAGGTCGGGTTTTTCATGGTCCACAACGCATGGGCGTGTGTTTGCGGGAACAGGAACGACCTTGAGAAAGCGGGGGACACGCTTGGGAAGCTGGACGCTTCCATGCGTGAGTTGTATGTGTCGCGCACCGGGCTTGAGGCGAAGGCCGTCTCGAAGATGATGGACAGTGAGACATGGCTTGGCGCTGACGAGGCGATTGAGCAGGGTTTCGCGGATGCTGTCATCGAGGTCAAGCAGGCTGACCCGGAGAGATCAGACAAGAAGGCCAAGGCGCTGGCCCGGCGCACGATCGAGGTGGCTCTTGCAAAAGCGGGATTATCGCGCAGTGAGCGCGAGGAGGTTTTCCAGAAGGCTGGCGTGCGTGATGCCGTCGAGCCGGATGTCCAGCGTGATGCGGACGCGGAAGGGTGGAGTGAGGTTCTTAACATTCTTAAAAGTTAAAAGGAGAAGGAAACTATGGATCCGAAAGAGTTAGCACAGGCATTTGCGGCATTTAAGACCGCGCAGGAACAGGCGACCGCCTCGATCCGTGCTCTTGCCGAGCAGGTCGAAAAGGGGAGCAAGGACGGCATTGCCGCCGCCACAGCCAAGGCCGAGAAGATCGCCGCGGATGTGCAGGCGCTTGCCGACCGTCTGGTGGCCGCGGAGCAGAAGATGGTGGCCAAGATCATGGCCGGGCAGGAAGCACCTGCGGCCATCGGTGTTTTCGGGACCATGAGCGAGGAGTTCAAGGCGTTCGCGTCTGGATCCCAGAGCACGATGCGCATTCTCGTCAAGGACGGGTTCCGTCCTCGCGCGAACACGGTGACCGGGCAGAGCGGCAGTCCTGCCGCCAATTCCGACACCGTTGTCCGTTCGGACAGGATGCCGGGGATCGTTCCGGGTGCGTTCCGTGCGCTTCGCGTCCGGGATGTCATTCCTGCTGGCCAGACAGGGAGCAATCTGGTCGAGTTCACGCGTGAGTTGGCGTTCACGAACGATGCCGCGGAGACCGCAGAGGGCGCAAGCAGACCAGAGTCTGATGTGACCTTCGAGCTGTCCAACGCTCCTGTCGTGACGATCGCCCACTGGATCAAGTTGTCGAAGCAGGTCCTTTCTGACGCTCCTGCGTTGGCGGCCTACATCGACAACCGCCTGCGTTATGGGGTTGAGTTGAGGATCGATTCGCAGATCATCAACGGTCTTGGCACGAGCCAAGCGTTGAAGGGTCTTTCTCACGCTGACAACATGACCGCGTTCACGCCGACATCGGGTGACACGGCCATTGATTCCGTGAGCAGGGCGAAGGAACAGCTTGCGGTTGCGGATTATCCCGCTGACGCGGTGATCCTGAACACGCAGGACTGGGGCGCGATCGAGCGCTTGAAGGACGGCAACGAGAAGTATCTTGTCGGAAATCCGTTCGGCGCGATCGTCCCGACCCTTTGGGGCCTTCCTGTTGTCGTGACCAATTCGATCACGCAGGGGAAGATCCTGATCGGCGCGTTCGCGGTCGGTGCGATGGTGTTTGAGCGTGAAGGGGTGACCGTCGAGATGAACATGGACGGGAACGACTTCACGAAGGGTCTTGTGACGGTGCAGGGCGAGGCGCGTTTGGCGCTTGCCGGTCTGCGTCCGGCCTCGATCCTTTACGGAAACCTTACTGATTAACGGGGAGGTTACCGAATGATCGTGAAAGCAGTACGGCCATTCATCAGTGCGCAGTTCGGGAATGTAGAGCCCGGGCGAGTGCTTGAAATGCCGGATGCGAAGGCACGGTTTCTCATGCGGAGTGGGTTGGTGGCAGAACACGCCAACCCACTCCCTAATGGGAGTTCATCGTCTTTTCGCAAGCCCGTCGATGCCGGACAAGCTGGGTCGTCATTGCCAGCGGACCAAGCCTCACAAAAGAAGACTGTGAGGCCGTCCGAAGGTGGAGAACCGAACCCAACGTATCGCAGGAAAGGAAAGTCGCGGTCGTAAATACGACATTTAGGATGGCTCCATGGGCGGACATCCTTTACGCATGCGACGGGCCATGGTGGGAGAAATACTTCGATGAGGCTTTAAGGGCTTGCACTGGCGAGTTCTGGACCGTTGATCGGAGCGCACATTTGACATACGGGCTTCATTTGATCGCTGGGTCGAGTTCTCCTGGGCTAGGGAAGGACGGCACGATCCACTTTGGAGCCAACAGCGGGTATCAGGCGATCAATCTGGCCTATTTATTCGGAGCGACCCGCATTGTTCTTTTGGGATTTGATATGCAGAGGACGGGTGGCAAGACGCACTGGCATGGTGACCACCCGGGGCCCTTGAACCGGGACTGTCCGGTGCGCTCTTTTGCGAAGAATTTCCCTGCATTGGCACGCGATCTTGCCGGTGAGGGGGTTGAGGTCGTTAATGCAACGCGGGAGACGGCGCTTGAGTGTTTCCCGAAGATAAGATTAGAGGACGCGCTATGCTGAAAGTTTTGACCCAGCCTACCGAGATCATTACCGTATCTGAGGCCGCGGAGTTCATCCGGGCCGAGTTTTCCCAAGCAGAAGCATCTTTGATCGAGACGCTCATTACATCCGCTCGGCAGTGGTGTGAGGAGTATCTTGACCGGGCCATTGGGTTGCAGGAACTTGAGCTTCGTCTTTCCGGGTTTCCTGTGAGGCAGGGGCCTATAGTCCTGCGGTGTCCTTTGTCATCGGTGACTTCTGTTGTTTATAAGGACGAGGACGGTGTTGAACAGACGCTTTCTGTTGATGATTATGTGGTTTCAGATTCAGAGCCAGCGACCATTCGTCCTGTTGCTGATTGGCCTGTGACGCAGGACGCTGACGATGCGGTTGTGGTGACGTATGAGGCCGGGTACATGTCCGGGAGCCCGATGACGACGCAGGAGCTTCCCAAGACCCTGCGGACAGCGATGTTGATGATCGTGGCTGATATGTATTCAAACAGGGAGGCGCAGGTTGAGCGTCCTTTGTCAGAGAACAAGACGGTTGAGCGTCTTTTGAGCCAATACAGGCTAAATCAGGGGCAATAAATGACCGGAGCTGGGCGCTTGAATAAGCGGGTTTTAATTCAACAGGCAGTGGCGGGATCCCCGGCTGTCAATGAGTTCGGGGAAAAGAACCTTGTTTGGGAGGACGTGGCGACGGTCTGGGGTGCGGTTGAACCGTTGAACGGGCGTGAGTTCTGGGCTCAACAGCAGGTCCAGAGCGAGATCACGGTGCGGATCAAGGTCAGGTATCGTTCTGGCGTTGTTCCGGGCATGAGGGTGTTGTATAACGACGCCATTTATATGATTAAGAGTGTTATTGACCCGACAGAGCGACACGAGGAGCTTCATTTGATGACCAGTGAAGGCGTGAGGGACGAGCAATGATCACGGCGCAGGTTCAGGGCTGGGCCGAGTTGTCGCGGAGCATGAAGGCTCTTGGGCCAAAGATCGCGCTTCGTGGGATTCGCAGTGCGTTGGGGTCAGGGGCGAAGGTTGTCAAGCAGGCCGCGATGTCTATGGCCCCGCAGGACACGGGACGTTTGCGGAGCGCCATTTATGTCAAGCGGTTAAGCAAGCCGAATCCGCTTGCAGAGCGGTTTATATTGGGCGTCAGGCACGGTCGTGGGACGTGGAAGAAGCTCGGGAATGGCTTTGACAAGTCAAAAGACGCATTCTATTGGAAGTTCCACGAGTTCGGGACCAAGTATATGCCAGCGCACCCGTTCATTGTGCCAGCTTTTGAGGCCAAGAAAGAAGCGGCCTTGGCGAAGATAAAAGAGGTTTTGACGCGCAAGGTGGCGCAGATCGTGAGGGAGAAGTGATCCAAGCGCAGATATTCTCTGCACTGGCGGCCAGCGCTGACGTGCAGGAGCTTGTCGCAGGCCGTGTTTATCCTGTCCGGTTGCCGAAGGACGCGGTTCTTCCTGCTGTTGTGTATCAGGTTTCTGGGATTGAGCCGATCAGAAGCATGTCCGGTGACAGTGGCATTGACAGCGCGTCTGTGCAGATCGCCGGGTGGGCCAAGGATTATTCGACCGCGCACGAGCTGGGGTTTGCTGTTCGGAAGGCATTGGTCGAGTCTGGATTGCGTATTTTCACCGACAGCCAGAGCGATGAGGAGGATCTTGAGACTCGGAGCTATGCGGTTGTTTTGAGTTTCCGCATTTGGTCTGACCTTAATATTGGCGCGACACCGGCGTCCGCGAAGAATCCTGTCTACGAGTTCGACACTTATGCTTTTGACGGGGACGGGGTGACGCTCTCGTTCGCAATCCCCAAGTTCAGGTCTGGGAGCTTGATTTTGTTCAAGAACGGTCGTCTTTTAAAAAAGGGGGCCGGGAACGAATACACCGAGAACGAGACGCACGATGGGGTCGTTTTTACGACTGCACCAGCAGGGGGAGACTATAAAGATGAGATGCTTGCCTATTATGCGAAGTATTAACGTTCTGCTTTCTGTGCTCTTGTGTTTCTGGCAGACACCTGTCTTGGCGGGCTCTTATGCGATCAAGGCCGAGGAGGTAAGGGTCAACACGGCGGGGTTCGGCGGGAACCTTGATTCGACCAAAAACGACCTGCAAAAGGTCGCGGACGCATTAGACGATCTGGACGTGGCCGAGACGGACCCGGTGTGGACATCTGATAAGGCGGGATATTATACGTCTGATGAGATCGACGGGTTTGCATATCTCCAGAGCGAGAGCGATCCTGTCTATTCCGCGTGGGATAAAGACTACGACGATCTTATCAACACGCCTGACTTGAGTGTGTTTCTTACCGAGGAATCAGACCCCGTGTGGGGCGTTGACAAGGCCATGTATCAAACGGCATCACAGGCTGACGCAAAGTATCTGCAATCTTATGACGAAACCGATCCTGTTTATTCCGCCTGGGACAAAGACTATTCTGACCTGACAAACACACCCGACCTTTCGGTCTATTTGACAGATGCGCCGTCAGACGACAAGACATACGGGCGTCTTAACGGCGGCTGGGCCGAAGTTACAACCACGGAAATTGATCCTGTTTACTCTGAATGGATCGCATTAAATCCGACATCCGGCACAAATACCGGTGACCAAGACCTGACTCCCTACGCCAAGCTCGACGGCACGAACCAGCCGTTTACTGGTGACGTTGAGGTGCAGGGAAGCATATTCGCAAACGTCACGATCAACGGGGTTCCTCCAGAGTTCGAGTATGGCTCCGGTGGCGACACGGTGACGGATATAACCGTCGGGGATGACACCTATCGAGTTCATAAATTTACATCGCTTGGGAGCGCAACATTTACGGCCCCGGCTGTTGCGGAGTTGCAAATACTCGTTGTCGGGGGCGGTGGTGGCGGGGGCCTTGGATCAGCGAACATCGGAGGCGGAGGCGGCGGAGGAGCGGGTGGTTATGTGTCGCAGACCTACGAGCCTTCAGCCGGAGAGCAGATTGCGGTTGTTGTTGGTGATGGTGGTGCGGCACAGACTGACGGGAATCAAAGTTCCTTCGGTGACGTAATTGCTTACGGCGGTGGTAAGGGAGGGA